GTGCCATAATTTAGACCATGACCTCCTCGGCCTGCTGTACCCGAGGCACCCGCTGTGCCTCCTCCTGTTCCCCCGTAAGTCATGGGGGCAAACACAGTCGTGTAGGGTGCCAGCTCTCTAATTTGTAAAATAGTTTGACTTAGTTGATAAGCATATCCACTGTTTCCCGCACCAGCGGCGGCAGCACCACCTGCTAATGTTGGAAATAAACCAACACCAGTTATAGCTCCTCCAGCAAAATCTGTATTAGCTGTGGGTGTTCCTCCTCCTCCTGCTCCACTAGTTATTGGAGCCCCTGCTGTCATTAAAACATTTCCACCGGCTGCTCCAGTTTGAGCCCCTCCAGCCGTTCCTGCTTGTCCAGATATAGAGGTCCAAATTCCCCAATTAAGTCCTAGTGCAGACGTGTTGGTCACTGCAGCTCCACCAGCTCCTCCCGATCCACCCGCAGTAGCAGAACCGAACCCGCCGCCGCCTGCAGCGGTACTGACCGCCCACAAATTTGCAGCGGTTACACTAGGAGATATAGCTATTTGTGTCGAAGAAGAAGTCGATGCGCTCGCACCAGCGGCACCACCAACCCCGGCCACACCTACCTGAATATAGAGAGTATCTGGTACAGCCCAAGAGGGCCAAAGAATCCGAGTGATTGCTCCACTCCCGCCACCACCACCACCACCTCTAGCTGTACCAGCGGCTCCGGAAAAGCCGCCGCCTCCTCCACCTCCGGCTCCTATTAAGAGAGCAGACACAAAAGTACAGGGTGGTTTAGTCCATCCCATGAATCTAGTAGAGCTGCCGTTTCCTGCTGCGCTTGTATAAACAAATACTCTAGAAGCTCCAGGCTTTGTTGTGGGTAAAAACATTAATAAAAACCACCAAAAAATGTACAGACATATCCTGTTCCAGCAGCTCCAGTAGAGGTTCCAAAAGAAACAAGAATCCTATTTCCTGCCGGAACAATAAAGTTTAGGGGCTTAATGAAATCAGGTGTTGCTCCGATTTGTGTTGAGGTAATTGACGGTAAAGATAATTCCCCTAAAGGGAATGTATTTGCAGCAGTATTGCTTGTTCCCATAGTAAAGGTGCCACTAGAGCCAGTATATAACCAAAAACGAGCCACAGTGGCTGCTGGTGACCCTGCTGGTTTAAGAAGGATATACGATCCCCACATATCTCGATCTGTAGGTACAGCATCTCTAGCTTGAGCAACAAGATAAGATGAAGTAGACGAGGAAGTTCCATCTTGATTAGTATTAGCTGTAGGACCAGCAACAGCTCCATTTAACCATTGAGCACTTGGTTGTACTATTGCAATAGGAACGCGATTATTAGAAGCCATTAGAGATAATACCCCCCTTGATACATTTTACTCAGGCTAAGATATATGTTGGTTTCTTCAAGTGTCCATCTAGAAGTTGTTCCATCATAGATCAATTGAACCCTTCCTCCTGGAAATAGGATAAAATCTCCCGTGGAAGTGAATCTATTGGAAGCTGTAGATGAAGTATTTTCTTCTGGAAGAAGAATAGGAAATTGAGTAATATTGATTAGATTAAGGACACGTCCTGATGTTCCGCCAGCTATACCTGTAATTTGGATTTCTTTACTTACATCTACTCTAATAGTTGTCGAGGTTGCTAGATTAGTTGGATTCCAATTATCTGTGTCAGCAGTAAGTTGTGTGGGAGTAATGACACCTGTAAATAAAGTATCTTGTGAAACCGTTAATCCTGGAACAGTTAATTGATCGTTGGTATAGTCGTAGGTAAATGCTGCCTCACCACCAAAAGAACCTGCTGCATTATATTGAACGTGAGTATCTGAACCTCCCGGAGTTCCACCTCCCCCACCTCCTCCGGAAATAGTAACTGTTAGAGTTCCCGAAGCAGCGGCAGCCGTGACTCCAGCACCAACAAAATCTACTGCGGTGATTCCACCAGATGTTCCTTGATTTACGCCTTCATCTTTGAACTGAATATTTGGTTGTTTGGCAGCTAGATCAGTAGTTAAATTAGTTACACTAGATTCTGGAATACTCCCAAATCCCAAAACTCCGGCAGATCGTCTTAAAATATCTCCATCTGCAGCGGCAGCAATGTCTGCAACATTACCAGTACTATTTGCAGAACGACCAATAACAGAAGTAGCTGCTCCTGTTCTCAGTTGGGTATCTGTAATAGAATTGTTTACAACAATAGCTGAAATAGTATTTACAGCATCATTGTATGTGAAATCAATAGTGCCAGTATCCGTTAAAATGCCGCCAACGGCGTCTTGTGCCGCCTCGTTAAAGTCAGTGACTGCTGCCGAAGTTACAGCAATCGCTGTATTTGAAGCAGCAGTAATTAGTCCTTTAGCATTGACAGTAAACGTGCCTACCTGAGTCGCTGTTCCAAAAGAACCCACATTGGAGTTTACTGTAGCTAGAGTGAGGGCAGTGCCTCCAGCAGTTTTAGTTGCATCTCCGGTAAAGGCACTCGTTTGAATACCTCCAGCACCAGTAAATTCAATCCCACCAGAAACTGTTAACTCTTCGGTATCTCCAGCACCAGCAGTATCTCTTCCTAAAAGCCTATCTGTTGCCGAGATATCCTGCATCTTGGCATAGGTCACAGTATTATTCGGAATAGTGGTAGAGTTGCTTCCAGCAGAAGCTGTGACATCTCCAGTCAACGCTGCTCTTTGTATACTTCCAGTACCTGTCCACTCTAATGTGGCATCAAGAGAGATTTCTTCGGGATCACCTGTAGCTGCTGTATCTCTACCGATCAATCGATCAGTAGCAATATTCTGCATTTTAGCAAAAGTCACAACATCATTGTCTACAGTCCAGACTGTGCCACTAGAGGAGACAGTGATGTCTCCTTTGTCACCATCAGTAACTCCGCCTCCTCCAGAAGAAGCAATAGTGATATCTACTTGATCATTTACACCATCATCTGCAATGGTTAGAGTGACGTTACTTCCCTCAATGAAATTGAGTTGTTTTCTGGTCCCAACAACCGCCCCAGAATTCTTTACAACTTCAATTTTCTGTACACTGGTGTTGGCAACAGCATTTAATTTGGCTTGACCAGCAGTACCAAAATCCCACGTAATTGTGGTTGTGTCGGTGCCTACCCTTTCTGCCGTAAGAGTGGCATCAGAAGCAGCGACAATGTATTGAGCCCCTGTAGGGGCACCACCACCCCCACCTCCGCCAGCAGCCCAGACAACAGTAGACCCATCCCAAGTAACTACATATCCGGGAGTAACTCCAGAAGTACTTGGGAGGCCGTCAGTTGCGACTACACCAGAGGCAATCGAGACACCACTCATCAATTACACCATTACAGATTTAAGTTTTGAGAGTCTCTCTTGAACTTCAGCTAATCTATTTTGTACATCCAACTCCATTTCCTGAATACCTTTCATTCTGATGTCAGCTTCTTTTTTCATAGCTGCTAGTTCCTTGAGTTGTTCTTTATATTGTTTATTCAACTCAATGGCCTCTTGTTTTTTCTCTTTTGTCTCTCTCAGAGCATCTTCGGAATCTTGTTTTTCACGAGCAATTCTTTCCTCATGCATCTGTCTTTGATGATCCAATCTTTGTTGGTGAGCCTCTTTTTCTTGGTCCATAGATTCTTTATCGGAGGCAATTTTTTCTTTTAATTCTTGAACCGTACCAATAACTCCAGCTTGTTCAATGAGAGCCTCTAACTGTGTTTGACGAGACACAAAATCATCAACCATAGCTTTATATTTTACAGGGTCCATGAGGACAGTAAAGAAATCTTCAATATCTCTAAAGTTCATGATTATGGTCCAAATTGGAGTAAAGTCATGGTAACACTGCCAGAAGTATAGGCAGTAATGTTCAGCCTTACTGCTCTAACAGGGAAAGCATAGTTTCCGTCTTTAGAGGCTGTTTGGGCCGCAATAGTGCTATGAGCAAAAGCTGTCGGAGTCACACTAGAATCAAAAACATCATCAAAGGTGTGCTCTACAGAATATGTCAAAGTTCCAGTAGCAACACAACCAATACCAATCCCAAAACCAGACTCTGTTCTGAAATTAACGGGAATCCAAGCAGTAGCCCCCGCTGCCGATCTACTAACAACTTGTGGTTTCAATTCATATTCTCCTTGTCTATAAAAAGAGACGGGTGAGCAAACACTCACCCAATCTTATTAAGCAGCCCTCATCATGGGCACGTAATGAACAAGAAGAATCCAGGCCCCCGAAGAACTCGCTGTTCCTGCCTCAGTTACTGTTGCAGAGAGTTTCTGATCTGCTGTCAGAGCAACAGAAGTATCCACAGCAAGTGTAAGAGGCATACAACCTGTCCCAGTACCCGCTGTTTTAACATCTCTGGCATTCACATAAGCAGTGCCTGAACCACCAAAAATACCAATTGATAATGTTGCTGAAGTTCCAGCATTGCTAGCTGTTCCAATCAAGTCCATTCCAACAATGGTTGCACCTGCAGGAATAGTAGCAATCTCTGTGGCTGCAGTCATGGTCCTCGTAATAGCTGCGGCCTTTGTAAGCCGCTGCATACTCGGAGGAGTGGTTGTAGAAGTAGTAGCCATTGTACCTAATCTCCTTTTAAGTTATAAGGAGGAGAATATTTCATCTCCTCCAAATGGGTTATTAGGCACCCGGAGTCCCGTAAATACCACGGGGATCGGTCCAACCAAATGAATAGCGGGCCGACGCTTTGAATTTAGCATTCTCAGTGTCGAAATCATTATCCATATCAAACGAATCGGCCCGGCGCTCAAAGTACTTCATACCATGCTGAACATTGGTTCGGATAAACCAAGCATCAGTATCAGTAAGGTAATGATTGAGGCAGATTCCTTTCGGAAACTTTTGAAGCATTTCGATTGCATTCGGATCATTGAGGTTTGTACCCACACGATATTCAGCTTTCAAAATCCGATTTGCTTCAAATTCCAGATCGGTCGGAATAACGATACACTGCGGTTGAACGGCAATCCGAAGACCGCGATCATTTGTCCACTTACTGATATCGATACACGCTTGTTCCAGGGCCGCCTCAGAAAGATCCGACGCTGTAGCAAGAATATTCGACCACGTACCACCAGCATAGTTGGGATGGTTGTTCACCGCAAGAGCAACACCATCACCACCAGTATAGGAGGCATTGAATGCTCGATTATAAACATTAGCCGCAACAACTTCTTTGGTTTGCCGCATAGAGAAAGCAAGGCTTTGAGCACGTCTCTGACCAACTACGTCATAAAGATCGTCATCAAACGCTTCCCTAGTCACGATAAACCCGAGAGCATATACAACGTGCTGATAACGAGTAATGAACGCTTGGCGCTCACTATCGTAGTTCATACTTTGACCTTCAGGTTTAATAGAAGCAAGGCCAAAGCTAGACACGCCAACATCTTCTTCCCATGCACGATTTGACGTAAATTTGTCGAACAGTTTATCCCATTCAACAGGGAATTCGTCATAGGCTTTACCGTACCAGGCATTTACACCGGGCCACAGGGCCTTCGCAAAACTACTTGTATTAATAACTCCACCAGCCATGTTAGATTCCTCCTAAAAAAATTAAACGCCAGCCGTACCAGTGCTGGAGCTAAGTTGATGGTTGTTGAGTTTAACAATCACTTTAGCAAGAGCATTGCCGACTTCGTTATCGGGACGTTGCACAAATTCGATTACCTTGAGTTCAAGGGTCGCCGTTGTAGCAACTGTGGAGGTATCTAACTGCATACCGGATTGGCCTGTGGTCGTAGAACCCGCGCCAACAATAAGATTGGCGTTCAGGCCAACCGATGTGGACGCAAGAGCACCGCCAACCGCATCTTCTTGGCATTCAAAAAGAAGGTTGGGATCATCTGCAACCATAAGATAGCGGGCAGTAGATGCAACACGATACTGAGGGCTGTTCAACAGAAGGGGATCGACAACGATCCCAACCACAACACCAGCAACAGCCGCGCCAGTAGCTTGAGTGACAGATCGAATACCATTACCGTCTGAACCGCCGTCAAGTTTTACTGCGTCACCCATAAAAATAGCAGTTGCATCTGACGCCTGCACAAAATACTTAGTGGCGGCCCCAGTCCAAGGGGCACCATTCAGATACCGAGTGGGTCGAAACCCATTAATTCGGTTTACGTTCGCCATTTATTACATCTCCTTCCATAAAGCCCAGAGGATTTCTGGGCCTGATGGTGGAGAGTTGAAGGAGCTTAAGTGCGCCTTCCCAACTCAACTTTACCATAAGATCCGTCCACTGGGGATTGTTTCATTGAATTTTCAATTTCATCCACCTCAGCTTGTTTGGCAGCCTGGTCCTCTTCGTAATATTCTTTAGGAATACGCATGAGAACTGCTTGCGTACCATTACCAACCGAAGCAGTTCGAACAGAGCCCTCAGATTGAGGGACAGCTACTCTACGATCACCGATTCGAATATTTGAATCCGTGACCACTTCATAGCCCTGTTCTTTCAAATTGGAGACTCTTTCCCCACGATCATTGACAAAACGATACACAAAATTAGGATCTGTGTTTGTTGCTGTCAGGACGTTTCTACGGCCAGCCACAGGGGTCCGGCGAACTCGTTGTGCCTTATCTTTCATTATGCACGCTCCCTAAGTTTCTTTACTTCTGCTTTATATTGTGCTTCGGTCAAAATGCCCTGCCGGACAAATCGACGCATAGCTTGGGACTCTTCGTCCGAGAGGACTACATCCGCTCCACTATCTTTATTAGTTCCTTTACCTTTACCACCACCAGTCTCAACTCGATTTGGCTCTGCTTTTCTAGTATTCATGAATTTATCCGGATATTTCCTTTTGATTTCTTTTTCAATTTCCCGAAGAACTTCTTCAGGAGTAATTTGACCGTTATGGGCAGATACAATAGCGTAGCCGTAAATATCTGCGTCTTTCTTCAGGTTTGGATCATCTCGATACCATGAATTCCTATCTTGCCATTCGCCAAAAATACGTTGAAATTCTGGGTCTGCTTCAGGAGTTTTAGGAGCCTGTTTAGACTCTTTGATTTTCTCCTTCACAGCATCAATCTTATCATCAATTTCAACTAGCTCTGCGGCATCCCCCTCTTGAAGAACGCGGACTTTCTCCGCTTTCAGGGTTGCCAGAGCTTTTTCGTATTCAACTTCTGCTACTTTGTCATGATGTTTCTTAAACTCATCTAACGTCTTTTCCATCTGTTTAAGGCGTTTATTAGAGTCTTGAATCCTGTCATACAGTTTCTGACGGCCAATATATTCTTTAGCATCCACCCAGTCTTCCGGGTCACCATCCCACTCTTGTTCGGGACGCCAACCCATTTGCATAGCTTTTTGCTCAACTGGTGAGACTTGAACCTCGTCTTGTGCTCCTTCTTGAATTTCTGTTTCTTGTTCCATTATTCCTCCCGAATAGCAGCTACAATGTCCTCGTCATTCATGATGAGTAGTGGATCTTCTCCATTCAGACTCACACTTTTTCCAGAGAACTTGGCAAAAAAGACTCGATCACCCGGAACCGCCCAAGGAACTCCTCCTAACGAAGGATCTTTCCACGCGGTTGCTCCAACTTTTACAACTGTTCCAATGACAACAGCCTCTTGCTCTCGTTTGTCACCAGTAATTGCACTTAAGTCCAATCCAGCCATTCTAGCTTTACGGATTGCAGGGTCTACGTCTTCTACTTTTTCGGGTTTAACAAGGACTCTATGTCCCAATGGTTCAATCGTTTTCATTAGCCTCCTCGAAGGTAATATTGGCTATTTCAATGCAGGTGTGGATCTTTCCACAAGTATATCGATCATGTAAGGGATCTACCCCCGCACTCTCCGCCAGTCCAAACATCATGGTTTCAGCATCTCGCTTTAACCTCTTTATCAAGGCTTCAGTTACAGGATTTCGTAACCATTCCTCAAATTCTTCTTTACTAAATTCTTGCATTTA